TTAATCCTCAAACTCTATAGACCCGTCCTCCATAATTCTTGCAACGTTCCAATCATATTCCTTATTTTCTATGGCTTTATGGATTTGTTTTCTGAGTGTATTAATTTTGGGGTTTACCGTTTCATATGAAAAGAAATTGATTTCCTCTATCGAATCATTTTTTGCCATTCCCTTAAAAATCAGATAATCTACGGGATGTAATATTGGCTTGATGTCATAAGGATCAATCTTTAGATTACTAAAGGTTGGATTTAGTTTAGAAAATACTTCTTCAGCGATCTTTCTCCCTCGCTCTGTGGCTTTTTCTCGGGTTTCACTTGCTATTTTTGAAAACTCGTCTTCTTCTTTTTTTATTTGATTTATTTTTGCTTCGTGTTCATCTAACCATGTTTTCTGAATTTCTCCTTTAACATTAATTTTTAGATCTGATAATCTAACTACCTCGCCACAGCAGGGGCAAAGGCAGAGAATCTTCCTAAACTCCTGAAACTCTTCTAGCATTATATCACCATGTAAGATATTCTTTCTTCGTTAACGGCGTCCCTGACCGCTTTTTGATGTTTGTTAAGTGTTGCATTCCCGCTTTTTACCTCAATAAAACTAATTGAATCAATTTTGTTTATTGAAAGCCCATTAAATACAATTGAATCTATCGGATCAGAAAGAAATCTACAGTCAGTTGGGCACCACTTAAAATTAATCATTGTTGGGAAGACCTTTTCCAGGCTTTTCCCAATGTTTACTGAAGCTGTAGTCTTTTCAGCCTTTTTACTGGCAAGATTTATTTTCTTTTCTAGGTCTTTTCTTCTCTTCTCAAAGTCTTCTAACATGGCCTTTTGGATATCCAATATCTCACTAGGCAAGGATTTAGTTCCATCAAACAAAAGGGCCTCAGAAATTCTAAATTCCCCCCCGCATCTGCATTCTGCCCATAGGTCAGATTTTTTAAGTTCATTGATTAAATCTTCAGTTTGCATAAATACCATCAATATATTATTGTTTTAATACTATATAAAAATGTGCAAAAAGTGACAATTCATATAAACTCTTTACCCAGTCTAGATACTCATTTGATTGTCTTTTCTTGCAAAAATTAATCCCTACGGCACAGTCATTTCTGGCCTTAAAAATAGAGTTGCATTACTGGAGAAAGAGCTCTCCATAGTTGGGCAGGATGGCAATCTCTACATAAAAGATGTTTCAGAGCCTAAGTTTTCCTCGATACCAAAGGAGAAGATACTGAAATACTGCGATTATTCGCCCATTGTCCAACCGATACACAATGCAATAATCCGTGAGGTAACAAATGCCGGATGGTCAATCAAGCCTCTTTTCAATTCAAAGTGCAGCAAATGCAGCCAGACCTATGACAAAACTTTATATTCAGACAGATGTAAATGCGGAGGGCAAATTTTACGGCCAGACTTGGAACAGAAGAAAAAGCTTGAATCATTCATAGATAATCCACATCCAGATATAGACCTTTACTCAATAATAAGGTCGGCCCTAAAATGGGAGCTTTCAATTGATGACTATTATCTATCACTTTCTTACATAAGGCAGAACGATAAGGGAAAGTTCTTCATAATGGACGAGCCCCAGGCGCTTTGCGTTGAGAATCCTCTCCTGATTGGCAAGGTAAAGCGAGGAGATTCCAACTGGTCGTACTTCTGCCCAATATGCAATATCCTTGAGGAGGAATACCTCTCAGATTCTAAAGGGAAATGCCCAAAGCACAGGATAGAACTCTGGGAGACGGCCTACATCCTTTATTCTGGAAGCAGCATAAGAAGGCGCTATTCAAAGAAGGAGATAATCGAGGGGCACTTCAATAGAAGGCTCCCTGAGGATTACGGTACGCCGATAATCCAGGCATGCATAAATCAGATTGAGGCGGCCTTAAATCTGGACCTCTTGAACAGAGATACCTTTGAGAAGGGCACCCTTGCAAAGATATTTGCATTCGAAGGCTACACACAAGAGGAAGTCGCTTCACTTGAGCAGGCCATATCATCAATGGCAGAAAAGAGGAAGAGCATCGGCTCAAAGCTATTCAATCTTTTCCTTGGAAATTCGAAAGGAAAGATTGAGATTCATGACGTCCTTTCAGATCCTTCAAAACTTCAAGCTCTGGAATGGCACCGATACTATCGTGACATGCTTCTTTCAAATTACGGCGTGACGCCAGTCTTTGCTGGGACGGTCGAAAGCGGGAAGGCGGGAAACAACCCGATGCTGCAGATTGACGTTATGGCAAACACCACAAAGGCCTGGATGAGAACTATCTCTGAACCAATAAACACGATCCTGCTTTTTGCCCTCGGCATCACTGACTGGTATTTTGACTTTGATGAGATAGAGAGGGAAGACAGAAAAGAATTGGCTCTTGTCCAGAAGCTGAAAGCCGAGACAGTTGCGATTTATAGAAAATCCGGTCTTGAAGTTGAAATAGCAGAAGACGGCAGCATAAATCTTATCCTAGAAAATAGCTCAAAGGAATCTCATGAAGAGCTAGAAAAACAGAATAATCAAGAGGATATTCTATTCAATTATCTCTCAACAGCCCTTCTTAATATATCAAAGGATTACGAGAACTATCTTTTCCAAATCCTAGAAGCCGGTGATAAAGATAAGGCCAGTTTCACAAATGAAGTAAATGCGGCCATATCGGATGCATCGAGAAAGCTTGATGCAGAACTTAGAAATCATATTTATCTAATTTTTAGTCATAGCTACAATCAAACTTATTCCACTTATTCCAAAATACTATCCAAAGAGGATATCAATCCTTTCATTCTGAAGCACCTTAAGGAGTATTTTAATATTTACTCTTCACCATTCTTTGAGAAATGGGAAGAGATGGAAAAGGAGAACATATTCAGGATCATTGAAGAAGAGGTGCTGAAAGGGTACAACTGGCAGACCGTCAGGAAAAGACTATCTGAAGAGTATTTTGACAGAAGGGACTCTTACTACTGGCAGATGGTCGCAAGAACAGAGGGCACAAGGGCTTTTAACTTTGCATCTGAAAAGGCCGCTAAAGATCTAGGGGCAAATGAGAAAAGATTTGTTTTTACCGAGGATGGCCTTGCATGCACAAGCTGCATCCGGGCTTCAAAGGAAGGTTGGATATACATAGATTCAGAAACTTCATACGGCAATCCCCCGCTGCATCCAAACTGCAGGTGCTACTACGAGTTTAGAGTTGGGCCAATCAAAAGAAAGTGGGATGAGTCTCCTGCAGAGAAGAGAAAGGACTTTACAGAGGAGATGCATGACGCCCTCTGGGAGTATTCCTCAACTTCATACTACATAAACACTGTATTGAGGCACCCTAAGGATTATCTTGAAAGAATAACTTACAAACTTCAAATTGAGCGTGCTCTAAAGGCGATTGGAATCTTAAGGAAGATACTCAATCTCCCAGATAGCACAATAAATCAGGAAGGAGTCGTACTCTGGAGGGGCCTATCCGAAAAGGACATCCTCTCAAATATTCTAGATCCTGAAGATCCAGATCTAAAAGATTCCTTCGATGACAGGGGATTTTCAAGCACAAGCAAGGAAAGTTCAATAGCACTTGCCTTTGGTTACCATTACATGGATCCAAGTGATGGCCACATAACAATCCTAAAGATACACGTCCCATCCGGCACAAAGGTGATCCATGTAGGGAACTCATATGGGTATGCCCAAGAGGAAGTTATCCTGGCAAATGGTTCAGTATTTCATATTAATGCCACCTCTATAAGAGATCTAACTGAATCTGAAAAAGAGCTCTTATACAACGAGGGGTGGGATCCAGAAACCCAAAAGAACATAAAGGTCAAAATCTATGATGTAGACTACCTAGGTGATGCAAATATCTGAACTACCTAAAGATCATCCGGGCAATAGATTTGTCGCAGGCGAATTTGTGATAAGCGGCATAAATCTGTGCCTGATGTGCGTTCATTATCGTAAAGACAAGAAGTGTGAGGCATTCCCCGATGGCATACCCCACGAGATATGGATTCTCAAAGTATTGCATAAAAAGCCATACCCTGGGGACAACGGGATTACCTTCAAGCCGCTTCCGGAGTATGACAGTTCAAATGAGGCACTTGGCATAAAATGATTCAATTCAATCTTGACATTAGAATGGAGCCAATAAAATCTATTTTAGCAAAGGCCCCTTCCGAATTTAGAATTATAGTTTCTGAAGAGATTTCAAACTGGGCCCTCAGGACATCAAACCTTGCAAAGTCGAGATCGCCTGTAAGAACAGGAAATCTAAGACAATCAATAGTACCTGCAAAGACCTCAGATTCTGCAAATGTTTCTGCCCTTGCCATGTATGCCAAGTTCGTTGAGCCCCCTCCTCTAGGGGTTCCAATGAGGAGAAAGATGACAAGGACACAGTTCCTTTACAACTCTGCAGTTGAAGAGCTTGATAGGGCTGTTCTAAAAATAAATGAAAGAATCAAAGAATTGCTTGAAGTTTAGATCATGAACGATTCATTTAGATTTCAGGGAGAGTTCTTCAAAGTCAATGAGGAAGGCGATTTCTTCATATTCGGCCCAGCTTCGGCAGAGCTGCTTGATAGCCAGGGAGACGTCATAAGAATTGACGCAGTAAAAAAGGCACTGCCAGAGCTGTTGAAGCGGGCTAGGGTCACGGTCGACCACAAGGACCAGATAGTTGGGGAGATCGTAGAGTCCTTTGAGAAGAAGGGCCTTATCTATAAGACAGAGGTAAGGCCTCCAAACGACGAGGAGCTTTCTAAGTTTTCTAGCCTTGAGAAAGAGAAAGAGGCTCTGTTCGTCCTTGCAAAAGTGTGGGACGACACTGAGTACTGTAGAGAGGTCAGAAAAGCTATAGAGAATGGAGATTATAGGTCCTACTCTATTTCCGGGAACGTCCTTAACTCCAGACCATGCAAATCAAGCGAGGGCTGCACAAGGATAGTTTCGGACCTAAACCTTTCTGCAGTAACAATCTGCCGCTCGGGTGCTAATCCTGCGGCACAGTTTGACATCCTGAAAGAGGATAAAATGCCTGAAGAAATAATAGAGCAAGAGAAGAAGGAGCCAGAGTTTCTTACCCGCTCCGACTTTGAGGCTTACAGGAATGATCTTGAAAAGAGGCTTGAGCCGCTTTCAAGAATAGATGAGATCCTTGGCATTCTTAAGGCTGAGGAAAAAGACACCGGCCCTAAAATAGAGCTTGAAAAGATCAGGGAGGAGATAAAGAAGGAAATCCTCTCTGAATTCAGGCCGGTGCAGAAGTCAGAGGGCGTATCCCAAAAGGAAATCTCAACTGACGATATAGTTTCAATCCTATCGGAGAAGAGGATCTAATGACCGCTCCATTTTTCAAGAGCTACGAGGACATGCTGGACTACTACTACTGGCAGCCGCTGAAGCAATCAGGGGTAGACCCAAGGGTATTCCAGAAGTATAACAGGGCAAGCGACATAGCAGAGGAAATCGAACTTGCAAAATCAGATGCACCTGTTCTAACATCGAGCACAGCAGTGAGAAACGTCCTTTTTGGCGCAACACTTTACTCTCAAATTGTTACCGAATCCAATGCATTCGCACTGCTTCCAAAAAGGCCCTGGTCAAAATCAGGTTACAGGGCGCTCACTGCTGCAGGGCTAACGACTGGAGGCCACGTCACAGAGGACGGCTCAATACCCGAGACAAAAAAGCCCACATTTGCAGAGATAACTGTTACACCGCATACCGTTGCACGAGCCACAAACATCTCAGAGATGGAAAGGCTTCTCGAGCAGAAGGACGACACCATAAAATGGGCTGATGTTGTTTCATACACCGCTGATGAGTTCAGGAACACACTAAACAGGAACATCCTGGCAGACGCAGACGGTGCTGCAACTGACGGCAGTATAATAACTCCGCTTGATAGGATTATCTCATCCTACTCTGAAGTAGCAGAAACAGAGCTCACCACAAACGAGGGGGATGTCTACGGCCTTGATAGAGATGCTGCTGCAAGCTGGACGGATGCAAACGTATCGCATGGCGGATCATCCGGCACAGAGACTGACAGGACCCTCACGCTTTCCATGATAGATGACGTCATAGCGGAGTGCGAGCCCTACTGGGACGGTGGCGGCAGGAAGAACAAGGCGATACTTACCGGTTACGACACTGCAAAGCGTATAGCCCAGCTTGAAAGGCCAAAAGAGGTCTACACACCTGACGCCTACATAGAGTTCACTGTGAACGGGATAAAGGTCAGGGGAAAGGAGGCCGGGGTCCCAGTTGCAACTTTTGATGGAATCCCAATTCTAAGGAGCAACAACGTCCCAAAGGACACTATATCCAGGATTTACATTCTGGACCTTGACCACATCTCGCTTGAAATGTTAAAACCCATAACATATGTTGAGACATCCGATCCCTTCATACAGGACAAGTTCGGAACTGAAGGGGTATTCTCATGGATAGGCGAGATATGGTGCGACCGTTTCAAAGCCCAGGGAAAGATCAGGGGTCTGAAATAGGCCCTATTTTTATTTTAGGTGATCAACATGGTAAAAGTTAGATACGATGGGCCCGAGACATACTACACCTTTCAGGGCACAACTGGTATAGTCTACCAGTTCACAGGTAGGGACAAGGTCTCAGAGGTAAGGGATCCAGAGGACATAGAGCTTCTGAAAAACAAGGGCGGATTTACAGTCATTGAGAACATCGAGCTTGGGGATATCAAGAAGGATAGAAAGGTGAAGTGATGGCATTTTCTAGCGAGATAAAGGGATATGGGAAGAGCGGGGACAAGATAACTACATGGGGAACTTTCACAAACGGAGGCTCAGACACAGGAGGAGACATAAACACGGGGCTTGTCATTTGCGAATCACTCTCAATTGAGTTTACAGGCTCTGCAGTAGTCTCCGATGCCGCTGCAATAAATGAATCCTTCCCATGCAGCGGAAATGCTGTAACGATAGTCACGGCAGCAGATGCTGACGGCATCTGGAGGGCTGTCGGCTACTAGAGGCTTAACATGGATCCCGCCGATCACGACATCTTAATTGAGATAAAGACAGACCTCTCATGGATTAAGAAGAAGCTGAATGACCAGTGCGAAGCATACAAGAATCATGAGGAGAGGTTAAGCTCTCTTGAGACCTGGCAGGATAGGGCGTCAGGGGCAATCACCATAATTGAATTTGCAGTTGGCGGCGGGATAATCTTCTCAATAATTTCAATATTGTTGTGGCTTGCGAGGCCCTAAATGGAAGCACTAGTTATTTCCTACTCAGGCGAATCGGAAGCAACGCTCTGGATTGAGAACTCGATTTTGACCCTCAGCCTTGATACAGAGACTGAATTTGATTTGGCAGATACGACGCTTGGGGAGCTATCACTGGCCCTAAATCTGGTAGAGGGTATAACTTCAAATCTCATATCGGATGCAGATATGGAGGCATCAGAGCTAAACGAAGTATCAAGAGCATACCCTGCCGACATAAAGTCGCAACCCTATTTTTTAGGCCATGGAAACTACTCATCCCCAAAGAAAGTATCTGAAATCTCCCACAAAAGCGCCCACGATATAAAGAACTCCTGGCTTGACGAAGCTGACGCTCTGATTGAATCTATAACTGGCCTTATTTTTAGGGCCAGATCAATCGAAAGCATCTCAATTGACATAAATTCAAAAGATGTTTTTTCTGCAAACGATTACGGCATTTACTGTTCAGCAAACGGCCTTTATCTAAAGAGTTACGCCCCTATAGCTTCACTTGACATGCTGAAGATAGACGGCGTTCCTGTAACGGCATCTACTGTACTCACAGATTATGACAGATTGACCCTAACTTCAGATTCTGAAGTAAATTCATGGCCCATCGGAAGATCAAAGGCTGAGGTATCCCTATCATACGGATACCCAAAAGGTTCAAGAGAGTCAATCCTGGCATCAGAGTTTGCAACACTCTACGCCTCTAACAAACTCTTTGAGTCAGACCTAAAACTTAGGCAGAAATCAGGCGCCACAAAGATAACGCATGCATCCGTGATCTTTGAAAACGATACATCTTCTGAAGAAACACTCTCACTAAAGGAGATTGAGCTAAGGATGGAGATGATCCTAGAGCATCTGCCAAAGAAGATGAGGGGTGTTTTGGGATGAGCTTTGACCCCATATCATTTCTTTCTAACGTTGAGAGGCTGTTCAGTTCTGAGAAAGGGCTCTCTTCAGTTAAGACTTGGACAAGACCTGCAAAGATGACAGATTCATTTGAAACGCCTGAAGTTTCTCTGGAGCTAATTGCCGGAAGCATCGATTCAGTATCCCTGTCATACCCAAACAGGCAGATTGAGTTCTATGTCAGATTTGTTATCTTTGAGGAGCAGACTCTAAGCTCTTCGATCATTGGAACAATATATTCTGGCATAATTGAGGGAATCAGGAAATATCCAGATCTTAAGGATCAATTAGGAAAATCGACATGCGATTATTTTGGAACTTTTTATGGGAGGGCTATTAGCTTTGATCTTGCGGCAACTGAGAGAAATGGTGTCTCTGTAAATGCAATGAAAATTGACGTGCCCTGTCTTTTAAGGGATTTATAGGTGAGGATTATGGCTTACACGAAAGGAGATATTTTTGTTAAAAAGGAATCTACATGGGGCGTTGGCATTGACCCCACATCGCCCACTAGTGGCATAGATGAAATATTGGGGCTGGACTCTGAATACGAGTACGGCCTTGAAAATCAGATAACAGCGGTAAATCCAGCTGCGATGGCTTACCCGTCAGAGATATCCTATCACACAGCAAAGGCTAAAGGAAAGATAAACTTTGTCTATAACGGTGCACTTCCATTTGCGGTAATGCTTGGAGGAATTTCAAACTCTGACCCTCTGGAAGAGGAATCACCGTATACGTGGACGATAACCCCATCAGGAAGCCCCATACCGTTCACGGCTTCCTTCATGATGAAAGGGGCAAATGACAAACTGGCGCAGATGTCAGGATGCTTTGCAAAGAGTCTGTCTTTTAAGATGGCCCTAAACGAGCCTGCCTCCGGAACTCTTGATCTAGTGGGAAAAAATCTGGCCTTAAATTCACCGTTTACTGTACCTTCAACAGTTGCTATCGATGATGCATCTTCTTGGAAGCCCCACGAGTTCACTTATTCTATTGGAACAATTTCTGGGATAGACTATATTACGGATATAGAGTTCAACATATCCAGATCGATTGATGTTGGACACGGCCTTGCAGCAAGAACACCTTCAACATCCTACTCTGGAAAGTTTGAGGCTGTAAACGGCTCCATAAAATGCTATATCCCAGATTCCAGTACGGCTGATGAAATCGAACAGCTAGTGCTTGGGGGAAGTTCAATCGGTGAGGCCCTTTCTCCGAAGGACATAGTTATTGACAAGGGTTATACAGATGAAGCAGAAGACGCTGCAAAGATAACACTTTCTAACTGCATATTTTCTGATTACAGTGCGGTGTTCCCTCTTGATACAAAGCTGAGCTACAAGTTTTCATTCTCGGCCACGTCTGCATCAGTTCTTTGGGAAGCGCCCTTTGCAAAGACAAACTGGTAGGTGGTCAAAATAGCAATTATAGACAAATCATACTTCCTCCATGAGAGGGACGGAAACGGAGAACTGAAGGCCATAACAGTTGAGATAGAACCTGGGAAAGAAGTCAGGCTCATTCCTTTACCAGAGGGGGAGCTGGATCAACTGAGCGACCCTGCTAAAGGCTATGCAATCCTGGCCTCGCACATCATTGAGCCGAAACTGACTCCCGATGAAATAATAAAATTCGGAAAAAACGGGGCGATAGCAAAGGTAGTCGAAAAGCTCTTTGAGATAAGCGATATCAAGGAATCCTTTCGTTCCGGATCTGCAGGCAAAGGCAAGGCTTCTGGAAGAGCAGGTGCTGCATCAGCTGGGCTATAGGGTCTGGGATATCCCAAGACTTACGCCTCTAGAAAAGAGAAGATTGTTACGAGGGTACGCATTATTAATGAATCCTTCAGACGACACCCAGGAAGAAAATAGGATCAAGGCAGAAGAGCTGATAAGGAAAAGAAAAGAGCATGCCAGAGCAAAACGTCAAGATAACGGTCACAGCAGAGGATAGGGCATCTGGCCCTATAAAAAACGTACAAGGCGCACTTGGGGGTCTTGAAAAAGGCTCGTCTCGGGTAAGCAGTGTCATGACCTCCCTTGGCCATGCAGCTGAAGTTGCAATTGGTACAATGGCAACAGCCATAACGACATACGGAATTTCAGCCGTTCAAAACTTAAGCCAGGAGATGGTGAGGCTTTCTATCGAACAATCAAAGTTTCAATCCCAGACCCAGAATCTTTTGAAAAATGCAGGGATGCGGTCTTATTCAAAACAGATTGAAGAAGTAATTGGAAAGCATGAAGAAATGACCTCTCTTGATGACGTTTCGATTAGAAAGAGCTTCAATAATCTTATTGCAGCAACAAAAGATTATGACAGATCACTCAAGCTTTTATCATCTGCTGAAGACCTTGCCGCTGCAAAGGGAATAAATCTAGAAACTGCCACCGGATATATAGTATCGGCGCTTGAAGGAAGCTTAATATCCCTGGTAAATATCGGCGTTGAGCTAGATGTAGTCAAAATGAAATCCATGTCTGCAGCACAAAGTATGGATTATCTTGCAAAGCAGATTGAAAAATCATTTGGTGGATCTTCAGAAGCACTGAGAGGGTCGACTGCAGGGATATTTGCAAACTATGAGAATCAGATCCAGAATCTAAAAAAGCTCTTCGGTGAGGAACTCACATCATCACTCTCACCGGCCATTGAAGGTATTGCAGATAAGATTTCAAATATGATAAGCTCTGGCGAGTTACAGCCGCTTGTAGATTCTTTTGGAAATTTAATTACCCATGCGATTAGCTTTGGCTCCGAACTTGGCGGCATAATAATGAAGCTTACAGGGGTCACGTCTACTGAAGAAGGGGTAACAAGATTGTCAAACGCCTTTGACCGGGTGGCATATGTTCTTGGGATAATTGAAGATGCGCTTTCCAGGATTAATGTGATCATCCAGGATCTCCATTTAGATAGGGTAATGGAGCTTGGACTTAGGGCATCCATGCCGGGCAACATGGCCCTATGGGATTATGCCGGTCAGCAAGTAGAGTATGAGAAAGCAAGCGCTTATACGCCATATGAAGCTGCAAGTAGGGGATTATGGCAAAGCCCTGACACTGTGAACACTCCCCCTCCAGCAGAATCAGCATCCGATATGTTGACAAGGCTTCGTGAAGGCACAAGGGCAGAAACAGAAAATCAACAGAGCAAAAAGGATAACTCTCTTGCTGTACAGAACAACACACAAAATGTGCTTACCGCAACAGAGCTTCTCAAACTGTACCGTGATGAGACATCGAAAACAGGGACAGAAGTTGATGCCCTTGGCAAAACTGCCGGCTCTGCGATTAGCTACATGAACAGCGCAATGAACACGGTGAGGCAGATGCTTGCACCTTCTGGGGGCGGGGGAAGTGGATGCCGAACTTTTGGATCTTCAGAAAGGGTGCAGGCCGGAAATGACATCGTTTATGAAGGCCCTGAAAGAGGGAGCGCATACGTTTCAAACTCTTTTGTCAGCGGCGGAACAACTTACGAAACAATCAGGAATAGCTCTGGCGGGGCTTTAGTTGGATACTACAATACTTCCAATGGCGAGATATCAAAGAGAGTAAATGACGCTTTGATCACAAACAAGGGAGAGGTCATACAGTTTCATCCTGACGACAACATCCTCGCGTTTAAGGACAGTTCAAAGCTCAAGGGAAAAGAGATTGTGATAAACAACACATTTAATATTAACGGTTCGGGCGATCCGGACAGGATTGCAGATGAGATTATGAAAAAAATCACAAGGGTAGGAAGGATAGGATTCTGATGGACATTCCGCTTAAGGCAAAGATAGAGCTTGAGCTTGTCCACAGAAACAAGGACGGCCAAATAATAGAAATAATAAAACTTGACAACGAGGGGAGTAAGAATGGCAACTGTAGTAAACAAGGGGCTTGAGATGATAGCAAAGCTAGTTGGCGGTGTTTCAACTGACAAGATGCAGTATGTGGCCCTTGGATCCGGGACAACGGCCGAGGCAAACGACCAGACAGGCCTTGTAACAGAGATCACCACAAACGGAGGCGCAAGGGCTGCAGGCACTTGCAGCTATGAAGCGGACTATAAGTTTAAGGTTGTGAAGACCTTCACGTTCACTGGGGATCTTGCGATAAACGAGATAGGGATCTTTGACGCGGCCTCTTCTGGAAACATGCTTCTAAGAGGAAAGCTTTCTGCAGCCAAAAACGTGGGGGATGGCGATTCTCTTCAAGTTACTGTAACTGTGACATTTGCAAGAGCGGCCTAAGGGGTAGTGGCATGGTAGAGATAACAAATATTGAAAAGATCCTGACAGATAAGAACGAGGTCTCTGACTTTGTCCTTATCACATTTACGACTGATCTGGGGAACACCCACACAACACGCTACCCGATACAGGATGTTTCTGACGAGGCCAAGATGAAGCAGTTCGTCTATGAGAAGGCGAAGTTCTTTGATGCCAAGGACAGCTTTCTGCCAATCTCAGACAGTATAACAATTTCTGAAGAGGAAATTAATCCAACAGATACAACGCCTATAGAAGAGCGGATATTCTTGGATTCCATACCTGAGCTTGAGCAGTGGAATAAATATCTCGAATTAGGATTAATCACAGAGATACAATATGCGGCCAAGCTAAATGAAGTAAAAAAGCTGATCCCGTTTGGCTATTTTGATACTAACCTAACAAAAGAGTAATTTGGAGCAAAAGCTAGATGGTCTTTCTTTACTCCCGGGAAATTGCACTAAACGCAGACGCATATATCTCTTCAGCGGTATCAAACTACCCGGTCTTCATAAAGTTCAATTCCACAGACCATCCGAATCTTTTTGACGGGGACGATGGGGATAGCGTCTGCTTCACTAGCGATGCAGAAGGCTCGACCCAGATCCCCCATGAGTGCGTTTTGTTTTCAAGTTCTGAGGCCATATTTTATGTAAACTGTAGCCTGTCGGCATCGGCTGACACGTTAATCTATTTCTGGTATGGCGATAGTGCAAATTCTGGTGAAGAAAATAAGTCAGGGACATGGTATGCTGGGTACAGCATCCACCATTTCCAGGACTCACTTTCTAGCAGCGTCTCGGGCGGGTACTCCTTCTCCATGGCTGGAAGCCTTTCGTACTCTTCAAACGGTGTAAGCGGAAAGGCGCTTACCGGATGGAGCTCCTCAAACTACCTGACCGCATCGAGCTGCGGGACGATATTCAACAAGGCCTACTCCACAAGCAATGATGACTCTGTAATTGTCATGGCAAAAAGCGCAGCAAGCGGTGTAACATTCTATGGAGGGAACACATCATGGAACGGCAGAGGGCCCAAGATGTATTCCCGCGGCGGCACGTCCCTCTACGGGCTTTCCGACTATTACTATGCAGGCGTAAATCCTGGGGAGCAGAGCACCACAGACTGGGTTTTGGCCATGAACGCACTTGACGGTGCGACCGTTAGGGCTTACATCTATGACGCAGTTACCGGGTACAAGACAGGATCAACAACAACAAAGACATCCTACTCATATTCCGACAGGGGGATAATAATAGGAAGGTGCTACGCTCCCTCGAATCTAGGAAGCTCAGATCTGATAGATTTTATCTGGGTATTTACTGAAGATAAATCGGCTGATTACTTCAAGGCTGTCTATAACAATCATATCAACTATTCAGCATTTGTCACCGTTGGGAGCGAAGAGAATCTAGGTTCGACAGAGTATGAGGAATCCTTATCGGTGACCGTTTCAGCCTCCGCTTCCCTTCCTGCAATACAGACACTTATCCAAAGCCTGGCATCTTCAGTTACCTGTGCGTCCTCAATCACACTTTCGCCAATATACATCGAGGAGCTATCTGCAACAGTTATTCTGGCCCCATCTTTACTAAATGCAACTGGGTATAAGATCACCTTGCCTGCCTTTTTGGAAGCGTCACCTGCTCTAGAAACAACAGCGGATTATCATGTAATGCTTTCTCTTGTTGTTGACGCCATACCATCAATTTACACTTTTGAAGAGATTTTAGCAGAGGCTAGTGCTTCAGCAGAAGCGGGCATGGTAGTGGGCATAGCTTATAATGAAACTTTACAATCCCTTATCAATATAGAATCCGAAGCAGATATGCTCTTGGTAGACCTAGAGCTCCTTGAAGCCTCTGTCACAGTTTTTCCAAGCAGGCTGTATTTGGGCCATGAGGGCCTTGATGCTTTTGTCACAGTAGCGCCCAGCATCTCTGTTGTCAGCACCGGAAGCACCGTCCTCTTCTGGTCGATAGAGGTCAATGGCGAGAGATTGGAGCAGAAATACGATTTGGAGCATGCAAGATTTACTGACGAGAAGGGCAAAAGATCAGACTACTTTGAAATCGTCCTGAACAATAACGATGGATCGCTCTCGGAAAAATTCCAGATCGGGTATGACGTCTACCTCTATTTTGACGAGAATTACCCAGTGGAATCAAAGATCTTTCACGGCCTCATCACCGGCATTGACTTTGAGATTGACATGTACGGCAGCAACAAGCTGATCCTATCGGGCGAGGATTACGGCTCAGTCAGATTCGGCCAGACCATTATATCTGGTGCGGAAAACTATTCAAACTACACGGCAAGCTATATTGTCGATGATCTTATACTGAGGTACTGCCCCGAGATAACAACAGATAATCTTGAAACGTTTACTGAGCAGATACCCTACATTTCTCTTGCCTGGGAATATGTGGGCCAGGCGATAGAAAAGATTGCAAATCTTGTTGGTGCTGATTATTATGTCGATGAAAACGATGACCTGCACTTTTACGATCCAACGGATCTAGCTAGTTCACACTCGATCACATCATCACAGATCCTAAATGCAACAATAAAAAAGGATTCTTCAAAGTTCTTTGACAGGGTGTTTGTTGTTGGCGGCAAACAAGGCTTTTTGGACCAGAGCCAGACGTCAACTGCAGCTGAGGTCTCGTTGCACGATAAGAATTACGCCTCACCTTTTACCCCTTCGAAAACAAATCTTCTGTATGTTGAGGCGTATGTGAAGAAGGCCGGAAATCCCCTTGATGCTTTCAAATTTATGATAGTCGAGGACAACTCCGGACCCACAGGATCCATTGTCGGATTTGGGACAATCCTCGCAAAGAACACATCAGCAGATGGGTCATGGGTAAAATCAGATTACATTGACGTGCATCTTGACATCACAAAGCTCCACTGGATAGTCTACCAAAAGGTTGGAACATCTACGGATACTTTCAAAGTTGCACATGACAACACGACTGCAAGCGGGCACAAGTATTCTGCCGATGGATCGTCCTGGACCAGCGGCACCGGGAAGCTGGCATTTAAGACCTATTACGGGGTCCAGATAGTGAAAAATGCATCCGGGGCAAAAATGTTTGACAATCACACCGATATCCCGATTGTTGATCTGTCAATCAAGGACACAGATACGGCGCTGATGCTGGCCCAGCAGAAGGTCATAGAATATGCACTCGAGAACTCATCCAAACTGATGATAAATCCTCCCGGGAAGAGGCTAAAGGCAGGAGAGGTAATATCTATTATGATCCCTGGCGTTTCTTTGGATGATCAGACAATATTGTCTGTTTCTTATGAGATAAATGACCCGCACATTTCAACAGTAAAACTGGAATGCACATCGGCAGAGGATTTCTACTCGGCATTTTCAAATCTGTTTTCTGAGCTTAGGAGGATCAAGGTTGAGAACGTCCTGCAATCCCAGGAGACCTCCACAGATTACAAGGAAACAAATGAAACTCCGGCAATATCGCTCTTAGAGAACATAACTGAAGCGGCGGCCGGGTATGGTGCAATGTTTGATGACAGTAGATCCAAATGGGACGTGAGCAAATGGAAATAACTGAACTTGTTAGAGGGGATAGAAATCCCTACCTTGGAAAATTCAAAATTGATGAGTATGATATTTGCCGGGATAAGATCCTTTGCGGGTCTTGGCAAAAGAATCTAATCACTAGCAAACTGAAGACAGCACTTGCAGATATTTTAACGGGGGATTATGATGCCGATAAGCACGTAATCGGAAAACTTGCGATAGGGACTGGAAGCACGGCACCCTTGGCGTCTGACCTGTCCCTAACAACGCAGCTGGGCTCTTTGAAATCCTATGTTCCTAACAGCCTGCACAACGACACTTACTCAAACAAGGCAGAGTCCACATATTACTTTGACAGCACCGAGGCAAGCTATTACGGCACCTGGGCAGAGCTTGGGCTGTATGCCGCAAACGAAACAGATCTTCTCACCCACTCATTGATCTCGCCAACAAAAAGTTTTGACAATACAAAAACTATGACCGTTTATTATGTTATAGAATTTTGAGGCATTATATGACATTCACAAAAAAGGTATCGGCCGGGCAGGACATCGCCTCGGCAGATTTCAGGCAGTACTTTGGGGATTTTTTTCCTGAAGGTATAAAGACAGGGTTTACAGTTTCAGTTGACAGTGGGCTAGATCTAAACGTTACAGCTGGGACGGCTTATATAAAGGATTCAAGTGGGGGCATGTTTCAAGTCGTATCAAGTGCAACTGAAGCACTCACAGCAACTGCAAGCAGCACGAACTATGTTTACTTGCATTCTGACAACGGTGCAAACTGGCTCACGATATCAACTTCCTCCTCCGTCCCAAGCGATGCGATGCTCTTGGCAACAGTTGTGGCCGGTGCAAGCTCGATTATTTCCATAACAAATGTTACCTCTGGGCTACCGTCTTTTGTGCCCCCTGGGATTATAGTCGCATGGTCTGGTGTTCTTTTTAGCATTCCATCCGGCTGGCTACTTTGCGATGGTAACAATGGAACGCCTAATCTGATCGATCGCTTCCTTCAGGGCATAACAACTTCTTCAACTGACCCAGGGACGACCGGCGGTAGCCATACTAAAACAGTAAACGGGTCCTGGACTTTTGCAGGGGACACAACTACAAGAGTGGCTGGATTTACAATAGACATAAGGCCGAAGTATTACGAAGTTGCATGGATCATGAAAGCATGAGGGAATACTATTGTGCTAGGTGCGGGGTTGTACTGGCTAGGCCGATTGAGCTAGCGGCCAGCTATTGTTATGATCTAAAAAGTGAGAAGACGTTTTTAGTCTGTAAGAAATGTAGAAGGAAGAAGGATAGGGTTATTTGGTAGAATCATGACTTAATCTTACTATCCTTAAATTTATGCATATACGCCAGAATTCAGCTTAGCCATCTTTCCAAGATATTAAGTGATAAAAATATTTTTTAGTTCTTCTTCATTATCCTTTGGGAAATACTTAATCTTAGTTTTGGGTACACCCCTTTGGAATTCATAGGGTAAAGTGTTGTAATATACTAAAGTCTTTATATTCTTGCCATTTTGGAGAAGATCAAATTTGGTAAACTCTTTAGCAGTGCCCCTGAAGAGATTTATTTTTCTGAATGAAGTTAAGTTGATCTCATAATTAACATCATAGGGTACATTGCCATTATTTACGGACTAATGAACAGATGATTTTTATGGAAAAAAAATTTGGTAGCGGGGAGTGGATTTGAACCACTGGCCTGCGGGTTATGAGCCCGCCGGGCACTCCTAGCTGCCCTACCCCGCTAGAATAAACATAAGCGGACCCGGAGGGATTCGAACCCTCGATCTACGGCTTAGAAGGCCGTCGCCTTATCCGCTGGGCTACGGGTCCCGATGCCTTATAGATATGGCTATTCTTTGTGTTTATATAAATATGCTCGCCCTTCTTTTTTGAAATCTATCATTTTTGAGATTCTTAATCTTTTTAATTTAACAATGGTACTAGATAAACCAACATCTGTTATTCTAGAAATTTCTTTAGAAGTAAGCCATCTACCCTCTTTTTTAAGGACGTTTAGCAATTCCCCTTGACCCATATACAGTTCCCCTTGTTTTGATGATTATATAAATTTATATATTTAATAAAATCTTCTCATATATAAATTTTTGTAAGTATGAAAAAATAAAATTTTCATTTAGTATTAAGTCTAAAGTCAATCCATCTTAAAAACTTTGATTTAGAGGACTCTTTTTTTCCCTCCTTTGTCATTCCTTATATCTTTCAGCATAAATTCTCTTTTCTCTTTTCCATTCCTGGAAGGCATCAAGATTCAAAGGATCGCTTCGGAAGACCGAAATCTTCCAAACATGTTGTTTTGCTGCATACATACTAATTCACCAAACGGGTGAACACAAGTCGATAAGTAAAAAGGGAAAAATCGGAATGATTTTTCGTGACAGGGCTTAATTTCTATTTTAGATTAGAATAGCAATAGAATAATCGTAATTAATGCCCTAAATCTCACTCTGATAGTTAGAAACCGAAACTTTTAGACGAGTGCTAGGCAGAGCCACATAAAGTTATCGCAGAGTGAAATTAATCTAATTTAATTCTTCCGTTACACTTTTCATTATACTATCAAAGTTATCAAACCAATATTTACTATAACCTTCGGATAGTTTATTCTCATCCTCAGTATACAAATATAGTTCTACAGTGACATGATTGTTATCAACGTTGAATACTTTTTTTGTAGAGTCGGAGTTTTCAAATATCTTTCTATATCCGTCGACTTTATACTCATAGTCAGTAAATTTTGTTCCTTTAGGGTCTACAAACATAATAGTATACTCCTCTTTTTTCTTTAACCAAAAAATGAAATCAGGTTTAAACTTCTCTATCTTGTTATGTTCACGATTATAATATGGCAAATATACATCATCTAAATATTGATCTAACTTACTAAACATCCACCAATCAAACTTGTCAAAAAAAGTCTCTTTCTGTTTTAGATAAATATCCAATTGTTCTAAAAATATTCTTTCACTGTCAACATTAACAATATGGGTTATATAATCAACTTTTTCTTTTTTAGATAGAATCAGAGGAACGTAATAATGATTGAGTAAATGTTTAATCTTCAAATCTCTAAATTCTTCTTCATTTGAAGTATTATTCAATTCTTTTATTCTTTGAGTATAAGTTTTCAAATCAATACTTTTTTCATTAAATAATTTTATGAGATTTTCTTCTTCAGACTTTGGATCATTATAATTCTTAACTTTATCGATTAGTTCTTTTAATGTTTTAAATTCTTTATTTTCCAAGTTAACTTTTATTCTCTTAAAGTGAATTATCTCGTTTTCAATCTTTTTGAATTTATCGATATCTTGCATGGTGATACTCACATGGGTTATTAATCTATTAAGCTGAGTTGAAATATCATATCTATCCGATTTTTTAAAATTGCCTTTATATAGAAATGATTTGACCTTATTTACTCCTTCAGGATCCAAATTATTCTCTTGTGAATAGAGGGCATAAAAGATTCTTTCGTCTTTAAGCCAATTGAAAAACTTAACCATCAAAGTTTTGTTTCCTTCATATGTTAACTCCTCAATCTTAACAGTTTCTTTTTTATCTTTGTATATTGGGATTAGAAGAGTTTTGCCCTTTATCATTTCATTTTCTTTTAATTCGATTATTTCCCCAGTTGTTTTCCTCTCATATTTGATACTGTCTAATATATCTTGTAAATTTTTTTTATTAGTTCCAAAAACAAACAATGTTTCCATAATCGATATTTCTTCTGGCTCAAGATTTTTGCAGATGTCCTTTGCTTTGATATTGTTCTCTCTTTTTAGGGGTAAAAGTCTTTTTCTCTGCTTTTTTATCGGCTCTATTCTTACTCCCCTTCCAATTGACTGGATTACATATTTTTTTGCATCGCCAGTGCCAATATTTATGAAAGTCATTACATTAGGCCTATTAGAATCCCATCCTTCATAAAACGCTCTTAAGCCCATTAGGATATTAACATAACTCTTATCACGATCAATATTCTCAAAGAAACTCTCGTTTTCATATGATTCGTTTATCTCGTAATTATTTAGCTTCTTTAGAAGTTTTGTTATATCGCCAATCTTAGTTAAAGCAAATGGTTTATCACTTGTTTTAAGTTTAAATATTAGTTCCTTTTTGTTAGATGGAATTTTTATAACTTCAATTTTGCCAAAAGAATCAGTATTAAAAACATGTTTTAAAATGTCTTTTATTTCTATTTTTTTGAGTATTGATTCTTCTATTTTAATACTTTCACTACCAAAGACATACTTTGGATATTCAGTTAATTCTTGAAATAATTCTTCCTTTGCCTCAGTAAGGATATTATTTTGAAAATTTCCTTTAGCTATTTTCTCTAATTCTTTGAAAAACATTTCAAGATCAGAATCCTCTTTATTTAGTGAATTAAACAAAGAAACCATTAGTGGAGCATGGTAGTTATTTTCTTTTGATTTAACGCTAATATTATCTTTCATAATCTTTGTAAGAGTTAAAAGTACTAACGACTTCAAAACAATTTTTTGCTTATCCTTATTATCAAAATCTTTTTTATCCTTGAAAGCATTTAATTCCTGTTGTGAAAGATATACGTTCTTCCCGTATCCTTTTCTAATGAAAGAATCTAAATTGAAGTTATATACGGTAGTGAGTATATCCCACGGGTCTGTAAATGTTGCCGAAAAATTAAATAAAAATCCATTTCTTGACATCAAAGAATAATATACTTGTCTTTTAGAGTATTGTTTTTTAGAGTCTTCTTTATCTCCTTTATGGGCCTCGTCTAGTAAGACATACCACTGCCCTCTATTTTCAATATCTTCAAAACTTAAAAGATTTGTTTTTGTATCTTCTGAAATTAAATCAGATCTATATATAAAAATATTTATCTCATCTTTAAATGAGAGAACATTCCCACGCTTAACATAATCATATTGTTTTAAGTCCCATATTTTAATTTTTTTAATAGCTTTTTCATTGAACTCTTGAATATGCTCTTTTATTTGCTTGATTAAATCTTCTCTATGTGTTAATATTAAAATATCGTTATTTGGAATGCATTTATTTTGGATAAGTTTATCTAGAAATTCTATTATTTTAATTAGGACTATAGTCTTTCCCGATCCAGTTGCCATCCAAAAACTCATCCTATTTACAAAATTCAGAAAATTTACTTTTTCGTGAGAATTTTCTTTCGTAATGGGGTAGTATTGTTTAATTCTATTGAATAATAAAACATTTTTTTTATTGGTTATTCCCAGACTTTCAGCAATTTCTTTTTCTTTGGTACCGAATCTTATAATTTCATTAAACAGCTTCTTCTTTCTTTCAATATTTTGCTTTTCATCTTCTGCCGAATTGTATTTTAACAGTGATTCATAATAAGTGTAGAGCATAAGAAGTGCATTTTTTATTGCACTTTGCTGATAATCAAATAAAGAAATGCTATTAGAAAATGAAATTAAATTGATGTTAATCCATTCAGAAGGTAAGGTATCAAAACTCAGCTCTCCAACTAAATCCCGATAAATCAATGGTATCTTAGTATCGTTTGTCACTTTACCACCAAATTAATGGTTTTACTAAGTTGAAATCTATCTTATCAAAATCTACTTTTTCATTTTCTTCAAGGATAACAGCATTTTTTTCAATTTTCTTGATATATTTTCCTTTTAAGTTTGAAATGGTCTCTGCTAAATCAATATTCAAATATATCTTTGGATAATCAATATGTATTTTGTTATTTTCATAATCTATCTTCATGGCATCCAAAAGTTTTAGGTCTTTCATAAAGACATATTGATTATAGATTGATTCATTCTTAAAATCTACAAATGGATCAGAATCCTTGTAAACTGTTTTCTTCAATGTTTGTTCGTATTGTTCTAAGTCATAGTATTTAAAAAACAGACTTATTCCCTCCCCCGGTTTAGCAATACCCTTTTTCCAATTGCTAGGTTCACTTGAATATGTCAATTTTTTAATCCTTGGCAATAAAGTTGTGTAAAAATGTTCTCCCATCTCTACTAGTAAGAATTTATGATTAGTATTATTCCTACGATTAATTTCAATTATCGCTTGTCCAGTTGTTCCAGAACCGGCAAAGAAGTCCATAATTAATTCTTTATTACCTTTTACTGCACTGTATAAGCAATCGTAAACATTATATAAGGATTTTGCATAATCAAATTTTAGACCCATATTTTTTAGAAGATTACTTCCATATTCAGCGGCGTTATATTTTTTATCAATCCATACAGTTCTATAAGATTCCTTGTCTTTCTCTAATTCGATAGACATTTTACCAGATTTAGGGATAATTACTTTCAAATATTCTTTAATATCTTCAAAGCTGTTTCTGGCATATCTCCATTTTCTCTCGCCTCCATCAGAATCAATTGGGTATAACTCCCAAATTTCATCTTTTTTTAGAATTTGTGAAGTTATTGGATGAAATCCTTCGTCGCTAACTTCTCCTGCACCTATTACTATATTATCTTTGACAAATACCGGATAAAAGCAATTTTTAGCAGTATTTCTCTCAGATTCGTTCCCTGTTTTCATAAATGGTTTTGATTTTGATTTTTCTAATATTCTTTTGTTAAGTTTAAATTTTGGCGGTAGTAAAAAATAAGTAAATTCATTTGTATAAGAAAATTGATTTCCTTGTATGCCTCTTGGATTATGAACGATAGCGACACATGTTTTTTTATACTCAGGAAATAGGTTTGAGAGTAACAATCCTAAACTTTCTTGCTCATTTTCATCTACAGCACATTCAAATACGCCCTCATTTTTAAGGAAACTTTGTGCCAAGCTAATTCTATTTTCCATCAAAGTAAGCCAAGAAGAATCTTTATATTTATTTAAATAGATAATTTCTGAATATTTGGCATTGTAAGGGGGGTCAATATAACAAGTCTGTACCTTTCCTTTAAACTTAGGTAAAATAGTCTTTAATGCTTGATAATTTTCAGAATGGATCAACCATCCGTCTAATTGATTATCTAAATCCTCAAATAAGGATAGAATTTCAAGTTTAATATCTTCATTGAAATACTTGGTGTCTATTGGAAGATTTGAGTATTCGTTTGTTAATTCTCCTTCCTTTGTCCACAATTTTTCTTTAACAAATGTTTTGAGAATTCCTAAGTCTTTCCATTCTTTAATCTGCTCTTCAAAACCCTTATTGGCTATAATCTTTTCTATTATTTTTACATCTTTAATTCTATTCAAACTAATAACATAATCACTATTCAACACAAATTTTGGTTTATTCCAAATTTTTACTAATTCATCTTCAAATTGGGCAACGAAGTCAATTACTTTGTAAGCAATTTCTTTTAGAACTTTAAGCTGTTTTAGTCGTTTTTCTGAAAAATCACTTTCGTCATCAAATTTATAATTCTTTAGCCACAGATCAAATTGTTCTTTCAAGAAGCTCTCTGCATCTTTGTTAATAAAATAATCAACTTCATTCTGTTTTTCAAATATTTTGAATAGTTTAATTAATCTTTCTTCATCAAGATGTATTTTTTCCTTTTTAAATTCCTTAAGAATATCTTCTAGTTTAGTTTTTTTTCCCCTTTCAGAATGTAAGATATTAAAAGTAATCTCCTTTTCTTTGATATTTTTTAACTCATAAATTATTTCCTTCTTTTCATTTCCTTTTTTGTGTTGAAGATTAGAAACTTCAAAACTAACTTTATATTTAAAATCTTCTTCTTCCAAATCTACAATTAAATTATTCCATAACTTATCAGTTTTTACATAATAAAGCATATGGGTTTTCCAGAATAGCATAACATCTTCATTGTTAGAATAAACTTTTTCATAGACTTTTGATTTCAACGGCGTATAACTAAAATATATGCTTCCAGAATCCGAGAAATAGATTTTAAAAAATGTATAAAGCTTGTCAAACATCTCCTCTTTAAATTCAGGGAAAGCTTTGGTATCCTCATCTATTTTTTTATCTAATTCTTTGAATATTATATCGAAATATGATGATTTTATTCTCATTAAATTAATAAAGCCAGAATCTCCTTCTATTTTTGCACCTATGAAGATATTTTTTAATTTGTCAAAAAATAATTCTTCTTTTTGATTCATTGTGAATTCTCCTTATCTAATTTGATTTTATCATTATCACTAATTTAAATTCTAAATTATATTTATAAATATTCATATTCAGATGACAAATTCTATTAGATAGTTAGTGACTTTATATGTTTTGCATATATCCCCTCTTGAATTGGTTGGCTCAGAGAATGTTCTAGCTCCCCCCTCAGCTTTTCTGACAAATTTTTTATACCCCTTATCCGGACCTTTTATTTTTTCAGTTAACAATAAATAGTATTAACATTTCAAATTAGGCATGGGATGCATTTCTGAAGGTATATGCAGGGACTGCGGTACAATATATTCAATAAAAACAGGCGGTGGATTCATTAATCACGACCTGCACTGTGATAAATGCGGCAAGTTAAAAACTGTGTACTTTATGGAACTACGTGAAGCCCCCTCAAAATACAGGTCATTCGAAGAGTATGCTGGAAAATGCGAGTGCGGAGGAAACTATACTATGGATGCGCCCCCAAGGTGTCCCAATTGCGGGTCTACTAATTTTGAACGTGATCATACTAAAGATCTCATGTATGATTGAAAAAGAATTAAATTAACTCCCATGATTTCCCTTTCAATCTTTTTTTATTGCATAATTAATTGCCTTTAATCAAAAAATGCCAAAAATGTTAAGAGGTCGTATAGCCTGTAATCAGCCTTTCAAAAAGGTGCATCATTTATTTCTATCATATCATCAAATTATTTTTTTTCACCACTTTTTTAAATTTTAAAGCTTTTTTTTTATCCGAATAACCTAATATATCCGTTTTAATAAATGGGTCATTCTCATATTCTTTTTTAAGTTCAAATAATACCTTTTCATTTTTAACTGGTGTTTTATGATTAAAAAAATATTCCCTTATTAAATCTGGAATATCGTGTTTAAAATAAGAACAACCATTTTCACTATCCCAGTTTTTACAATACCAACAAATAGGACTTGTTCTACTCATTGTTATCCCCAAATTTATATACTAAACTTTATAATTATTTATTTTACGATTATATAACCCTATGGAAGGTAATCCCTTTTAAATTTAAATTAACCCTCTTGATTTCCCTTTCAATCTTTTCTTATTGCAAATGCTCTAATTAAAATTAATTCAGTTCTGTTTCCAAAAAAGATAATTATCTTCAAAATAATAATTGCACTGAAATCTTAATATCATAAAATGCCTTGTAAATGCCTTTAATCATAAGTTACCAAATTGTTATGGGGGCGTATAGCTGATATTGCCAAAGGCTTTACGCCCCTTCTAAAAGGTGCATCATACATGGCCTATGAGGAGATAAAACAGGAAATATGCAGCAAGCACGGGGTCTCGATTAACGAGCTCTCCCGTCTTGCTTGTCTAAAACAAGATGAAAAGGGGGTGACAGAAAAAAGTGCATTAGAGCTAGTAAAACTAGATCTAGAAAAGAAAAATCCTATTCTGAATAAGCCAAGCCAGAAGTTTATAGACAGCGTAAATGCTGAAGAGTATCTTGCAGACTATGCAAAGAAGCATCATCCTGAAGATCCAAATTGGTTTAAGAATGCCATAGAAAAGGAATACAAGGGTGGAATATACGGCATTGAGGAAGAAGATGCCATAAGGCTTGCAGCAATGTCCTACGGCTGGAAATCTGATAGAGAGAACTCTGAAGGCATTTTGTGGCAGGAGCTAGACAATCTATCCGAGAAATCATTGTCCCAAAAGATTAGAAATGGTCGCATCGAAAGGCTCACTGCGAAAGTCAATAAGTTAAGCACTGAACGGCCTTATCCCTGGGAGCATAAGTACAGGACTAAATCAAGAGGTGTTGAGCTTACAGACGGCAGGTGCAGCATCTGGATAAACTGCTACGACACCTCCATGTATAAGACCGATACTGGAAGGCTAGTCCCGGCCAATCCAATGCTAGAGCGCATAAGGACTCGTGAGAGCAGATCTCCACTAGTTGGGCTCACAGTTACAGTGACAAACATAGAAACATGGCGCAACAGGAAGGGCTTCATAAATCTTTCAACAGGCCCTGAATCGGAGTTTCTTGTCGCATCAGAAGACTATACCGAAATGAAGATCGAGGTAGAACAAGTAGGCGCTGGTGCGTAGTGTCGATACCATCTATTTTTCCGCCGAGCCGTCAGGCCAGAGTGATAGGGATGAAAGGCGAGATGGCCTTCATGAAGCACTGCGAGGAGAAGGGGCTAAAGTCCAGGCTCACAAGAGACAGGATGCAGCGCTGGGATATAACTGTACATGGGAAAAAGGTCGACGTCAAGACCATGAGGACAAGCTCCCCCATAACAAGCGACTACTATGTGGATCTGTCCAGTGCACAGGCTTCTCTTGAAAGCGATATCTATGCCTTCGTATTTTACAATGAGAAGAAAAAGAAGTTCACAATTGCTGGGGCCCTCCCAAGGGACGAATACCTGAAAAAGGCAGTGCTTAAAAGAGAAGGGGAAAATGAGAGGAGCGGAAAATTCACCTACTCCTGCGATACCTTTGTAGTCAAGGTTTCAGAGCTTCTGCCAATTGAAAAGATAGTCAGGTGTGGGGTTATCCGATGAATGGGAATCCACTTTGCCCCATAATACAAAACTCCATTTTTAGGGCCATTTTTACTTACACGTGTATGAAAAAGGCCTGTTTTGAAGGGGTTTTGTATTACGCCTATAATACAGAAAGCCCGAATTCATGCATTGTTTCATACACCTGTATGAAAATAAGGCTTTTTTTGGCCTCTTTGTATTACGGAAAAATGACGATTGGGGGCGGAAACTCGTGAATAAAAGCAACTTGCGGTATGGCAAGAGGCTTGTCCAGGCATGGGTGCCAGAAGAGCTCATATCAAAGGCCCTTAAGATATCAGGAAAAAGTAATTCTGAGATATTGATAGAGTCCCTCACTCATTACATAAATCAAAACAAATCAGAGCTTGAATTGGCGCAGGAGAGGTATGAAAGCCTTATTTTGGAAGCAACTAGAACAAAAGCCGAAATTGATGAATTGACTAAGATTAATCTAAAAGAAACAAAAAAAGAGATTGATAGAGAGATTGTCCCTAAAAATAAGGACAAAGAAAGGCAATTAAGCGAAAAAGAAAAGCAGGACCTTTGGGAATTTAAGATCTGGCCTCATGTCAAGAAGAAGATATCTGAGGTCGGATTTGATAATGTGATAATGGATGAGCGCATGCTAGACAACTTCTCTAAAGGACTTTGCATTTCCACTCCAGAACTCAAAGAAAAGATCCGCATTAATGCGGGTGTAGTGTAGTGTAGTGTAGTATGTAGGTATAGTAAGTAAGTAGTAAGTAAGGAGGAAAAATTTTGGCAAAAAAAGAAAATTTTTACGAGAAGTGGAGCAGTGGAGTCTATAAACTTTCTAAAGAAGAACTATACTACTTTGGAGTTCCCGAACTTTCCAAACTAATAATCTCAATTGAGAAGGCCATCTCTTGCGCAGAAGATTACAGATTTTTGCTTTTATGTTTTGGAGAAGTAGATTCCTCAGACATAGTGGACAAAATAAAGAAGGACTTAATGGGATATCTCCAACAAATCAAGGATGTGCATAGATTCAAGTCGAATGAATTTAAAAGAAAAGAAAATTTTCTCAAGGAAAAAATTGTTTAGAGGGACACTCATGGAGAAACATATTCCTGAATCAAAGATAAAAGTTGTATTATGTTACCAAAAAAACAAAGAATCACTGCAAACTCTTTCGAGAATAGGGGATCCTTATATCAGGGCCATAGCTCTTTGTATTATTTCTGAGGCTGAAGAAACATTAAAAGAATTTTAA